ACATCCAGTAACAAATGATATTGGAGTGTTTTCTAATGAAGATGCTATCCGAAGATCTGTCATGAATTTGGTTAGAACTCGTCTTGGAGAGAGATTTTACAATGATTTAATTGGAACACAAATTGATGATTCCTTATTTGAACTACAAACTACTTTCGATGCCGAAAATATTCAGGATGATATTAGTCTCTTACTCGAAAATTTTGAACCAAGAGTAAATAACGTTATTTGCCAAGTGGCTTTTCCACCTGATACTAACGATATGAATGTTGCTATTCGATATGATGTAACGGGTCTTGCTTTACCCACACAAACTATAGAATTTGTTCTACAATCTACTAGACTATAATGGCGTTTAATCAGTTTACTAACTTAGATTTCGCTGATCTTAGATCACAAATCAAAGACTATTTGAGAACTAATAGTAAATTTACGGATTTTGACTTTGAAGGGTCAAACTTTTCTGTACTGATTGACCTGTTAGCGTATAACTCTTACATTACTGCCTACAACACTAACATGGCAGTAAATGAATGTTTCCTTGATAGTGCAACTTTAAGAGAAAATGTCGTTTCACTTGCAAGAAATATTGGTTATGTACCAAGATCAAGTAGATCTGCTTCTGCAACCGTTAATTTTAGTGTAGATCTAGGAACTAATGATACCAGAATTGTAATTTTAAAAGCAGGTCAGGTTGCATTAGGTAATCAACAAGGTGGTCAATACATATTCTCCATTCCAGATGACTTTGTTGCTACTGTAGATGATAATAATGTTGCTCTTTTCAATAATTTGGAAATTTATGAGGGTGTATATTTAACAAAAACCTTCACAATTGACTATTCTCAACCAAATCAGAGATTTATTCTTCCAAATGCGAATATTGACACTACTTCTATTCGTGTTACTGTTGAATCTACTACAAAAGAGATATATTCGTTATATGATAATATCCTAAGAGTTGATTCTACGTCCAAATTATTCTTAATTCAAGAGATTGAAGATGAACAGTATCAAATTCTCTTTGGAGATGGAATTTTAGGTAAAAAACCACCTGCTGGAGCAACTGTTACTGTCAGTTATATTGTAACTAATGGACCTCTTGCTAATGGTGCTACTAATTTCTCTTTCATCGGTATATTGAAAGATGACACTGATGCAACTCTTACTAGTGGTATTTCATTACTTACAACCATACAATCTGCTGTAAATGGTGATACAGTTGAAGATATCAGTTCAATCAAATACCTAGCACCCCGTATATACGCTGCACAGTATCGTGCAGTAACGGCAAACGACTATAAGGGTATAATTCCATATGTTTATCCTAACGTCGAGTCTGTGACCGCCTATGGGGGTGAGGAATTGGATCCACCTGAGTATGGAAAGGTGTTTATATCAATTAAACCCAGAAATGGTTCATTCTTATCTCAGATTACCAAGGATAGTATCTCTACACAATTAAAACAATATTCTATTGCTGGAATTAAACCAGAGATAATTGACCTTAAGTATCTTTATGTTGAAGTTGATTCATCTGTCTATTATAACACTAACGCAATATCTAATGTAACAGATTTGAGAACATCTGTAGTTAAGACTTTGACTACCTATTCTAAATCAAGTGACATTAATGCTTTTGGTGGAAGATTCAAATATAGTAAAGTTGTTGGTTTAATTGATGACTCTGCTAGAGGTGTTACTTCAAACATCACTAAAGTTAAGATGAGAAGGGACATTATCCCAGAAATTAATACTTTTGCTACATACGAACTCTGTTATGGAAATGCCTTCTATCAACAATGTGATGGTTATGGTATTAAATCTACAGGATTCACTGTAAGTAATATCAACGGAACCATTTATCTTGGAGATGTTCCAATATCAGGGACTACAACAGGAAGGTTGGTATTCTTTAAACTTGAAAATAATCTACCTCTCATCGTTAAAAACGATGCTGGAACAATAGACTATACCAAAGGGGAGATCATTTTAGATGTGGTAAATATAACAGGTACTTCATTAGCAAACGGAACAATTCAAATAGAAGGAATTCCACAATCTAATGATGTTATTGCATTAAAAGATCTGTATTTACAATTAGATGTTCAACATAGTGAAGTTTCCGCTCTTCCTGATGTTGTTTCATCTGGTGAAAATACATCTGCTACATCATACGTCACTACCTCTAGTTACACAACTGGTTCAGTCTATACAAGATAAATGACGGATATTAAAAAGGTAAAAATCTCTCATATTATTGAGTCGCAGATTCCTGAGTTTTTGAATCAGGAGTCACCTCTGTTTGAGGAATTCCTTAACGTCTATTATCAATCACAGGAACACCAATCTGGTGTTGTTGATTTAGCTAGCAATCTTGTTGATTATAGAAAAATCAGTGCATTTAACAATGAAACCCTAGTGCCTGCAACGGTTCTCACGGCTAATATTCTTGCTGGTACTGACACTATAACCGTAACCTCTACAACTGGTTGGCCTGATAAGTATGGTCTTTTAAAGATTGATAATGAGATTATTACATATACTTCAAAGACTGAGACACAATTTCTAGATTGTGCTAGAGGATTTAGTGGTATTGATCAAATATCTAGAGAGGATGCATCTGAATTTTTGAGTTTCCAAGAAACTCAGGCTGATAAGCACTTAGCTACTACTCCAGTACTCAATTTAAGTAACTTATTCTTACAAACATTCTTTACTAAGTTTAAGACTGAGTTCCTTCCTGGCTTTGAAAATAGAACTTTTACTTCTGGTACGTCTGTTGCTAATGTTTTAACAAGGGCAAAAGACTTTTATATGTCGAAGGGAACTGATGCATCCTATCAGATTCTCTTTAAATTACTTTATGGTGAAGAGATTGAACTGATTAAACCAATTGATCAGACTATTTCTGCATCATCTAACGTATATTTCCAAACTAAACACCTTCTTGTAGAGAATCTTTTCGGAGGGGAACCACTTAATGCAGTTGGTAATTTCTTATATCAAGATATACCTGGCATTGGAACTGCAAGTGCTTCAATTTACAACGTAGAATACAGACCTGTTGGGACTAAAGATTTTTATGAACTATCTTTAGACTCTACTTCTTTTGATGGGTCATTTGAGATTCCAGGCAAAACTAAAACTCTTGAAGCAACTAAAGAAAACTCTACTTCTATTGTTGTTGATTCTACAGTTGGATTTGGTAAAACTGGTAATCTTTTAGTTAAACCAACAAAAGATTCTAACTTCCTTACTGTGTCATATACAGATAAGACAGTTAATCAGTTTCTTGGTGTAACTGGTATATCTACTGATCTAAACTTCTCAGCAGATATATTCCAAAATAAGTTAGCTTATGCTTATTCTGGTATAGGTCAGACTGCGTTATTGCAGTTTAGACTTGTAAATGTTATTGATACTGTTGATACCACTGATACATCAAATATGATGGTTGGTGATTCAATGAAGTTGAATTCCTTCGGTCAAGATTTGGGAGATGATCCTAAATTTAATAACTGGATTTATAATATACCTTCTACTCATTCAATAGCTTCATTTAATCAGGTTAACATCAATACTTACAGAATTGTACTTTTTGATGCTATTGTTTTCTATATTGATGAGGAATTAACATTATCAGATCAATTTGGAAACTCCATATCTGTTGTTATTAAGGATATTGAGTTTGGATCAACAAATATACAAAAGAAATTCTCAAACACAGTTGTTGTACAGGCTTCTTCAACGCCTCCTGCTAATCCAACAACTATTCAGAAGAAAGTTATTAAAGCTTCTCATAATTCCAACTATTTTGCTGGTGTTAGTGATTTTCCAGTAGGTATCCAAAATACTTATTTGGATAAAGATGAAATATACAATTATGTTGCTTCATCTGGATTACCAAACTATCCTATTTTTGCTACAGACAATAAAGTTTGGGTTAAGTCGGATACTGTAGAAGAATTCGATGGTGGAACTCCAATATTGGGTGGTGGATATACATATACGATAAAATCTATTGACCCACAGTCCAATACTCCTTTTAAACACAACTATGTAACTGGAGATAAGGTATATTGGGACAATACTACGTTGAGTGGTATTCAAACTGGTATCTACTTTGTTACTAGTGTAAATGAAACTGAATTTAGACTCTCATATAGTGGTTCTGACGTATTTGCTAAGAAATATATTGCTTTAAAAACAGGTACTACAGGTCAGTACATATACAAGTCTGGTTGGGAGAATAAAACACTTAAAAACCAAAAGATTTTACGTAAATTCCCATATGTAAAACAAAGAAATTATTTTGATGATCCAAATAAGAGAGATATTGATAATAGAGCTATAGGATTGTTGGGTAATGGTGTTGAACTATTTCCACCTACTGTTCTTGATGAACAGATATTTCATGGTGATATAACAAATATTGAAGTAACTGCTTCTGGTAAAGATTATGATGTTCTTAACGGACCTCCATTAATTATTACTGATGCTTCTGGTAGTGGAGCATCTGCTTATGCTAACGTAACTGGATCCTTTAGAGATGTTAAACTTGTAACGCCTGGGATAGGATATCAAGAGAAACCAAAGATTTCTGTTACTGGTGGTAATGGTACTGGTGCTGTTTTGGAGTCTAACTTTGTTAGAGGAAGAATTCAGAATAACTTTAAAGCAGATGGTACATCTGTTAATACATCATCGGATACTATTGATTTTGAAACTAGACATAATTTTGAATTAGGTGAAGGTGTTGTATATGATGCAAGAGGAAATACTCCTGTTGGTAACATTGTAAGTGGTGCAACTTACTATGTTTTCCCAGTCAGTGATTTAATAATCAAATTACATACAACTCCAGAAGATGCTATTGCTGGAATTAACACTGTTAATTTGGGATCTGTTAGTTTTGGTTTCCATAGATTAACAACTCTTGAAGCTAAAAATACAATTACCAAGATCTATGTAAAAGAGCCTGGATCTGGTTATTCCAACAAAAAGGTTGTTGTGCCTGGAAGACCTGTTAATGGAGACACACAGTCTGGTATAAGTACCTCTGATGATTATATTTTTGCACCTAATCACAATTTCCAAAGTGGAGAGATAGTACAATATAGTGCTACTGGAACTCTTATTAATGGATTATCTACAACTACGAATTATGCTGTAGGTAAATTAGACAGTAATAGATTCAAATTATATGATGTTGGTATTGGTACTCAACAAACTCCTGAGAACTACGATAAGAAAAGAAATGTAACTTTAAGAGGAACAGGTGTTGGAGGTAATCATACAATATCATACCCACCTATTGTTGTTTCTGTTGAAACCTTATCTGCGATAGGATCTACTACAATCATTCAACCTACTATACGTCCAAAGGTACTTGGAAGTATTGAAAGTGTCTATTTGGAAGAAGGTGGTACAGGATATGGTTGTACTAACATTTTAGATTTCCATAGAAGACCAGATATTGGCATATCTACAGTTACTACTCAGGCATTATTAAAACCAATCATCATTGATGGTTCTATTGTAGATGTTCAAATACTTGCTTCTGGTAATGGGTTTAGACAAGATTCTGATATAATTGTAACCAGTCCTACAGGTAGTTTTGCTGATATTGCCCCAGTAATCACAGGTAATAAAATAACTGGTGTTCAGATACTTGATGGTGGAGTTGGATATGCAATAAGTGATACTACATTAACTTTACAGAATAGAGGTGTTGGAGCTAAATTTATTGGTGACATTCATGAGTGGAAGATCAATCAGGTTACTAAGAATGAGAACATAATAAGTGCTGAGGATTCATTATTAACGAAACCAAGTAACAATCCAGAGTATCAATTACAAACAGTGTCAATGTATCCTCCTAAGAAGTTGAGGTATCAACTTGGGGATAATATTGATTCTGGTAATTTAGAACAAAGTGCAAATCCACAACACTCTCCAATATTGGGTTATGCTTATGATGGTAATCCCATATATGGTCCTTATGGATATGAGAATCCGACTGGTGGTAGTGTTATAAGACTAACAACTAGTTACATAGTCGATACTACGTCTAAAGTCGGTCTGAGACCGCCTGGATACGCTCTGGGATACTTTATTGATGACTTCAAGTTTGATAATTCTGGAGATTTGGATGAATATGGTGGTAGATACTGTATAACTCCACAATATCCAGATGGAACATATGCATACTTCTATAGTATTGATGTTGATTCAAGTGGTGTTGCTGAACCTAAGTATCCATACATTATGGGTACAAAATTCAAGGATCTTCCAATTGAAGATAACTTCATTACATTCTTCAATCAAGATAATGAAGTAATAGAAAAAGATTTAACAAGAAATGTTGGTCCATATTATCTTTCATACGGAAACTCTGATTATGAACTTATTGATAAAATAAG